CGCTCCCGAATGGCGAGATCTTGGCCCTGACGAGGTGATCCAAGAGGGGGATGAGTATTATACTGGCAAGTGGACTAAAATAACTGGGTGGATAGGCTACCCAGCGTCAAACTTTGCCAAGGTTCGCACCCGCCGCCCATTGCCAAAAAGTGAAGATCTTTCCGAAACAGAGCCTACAGAGAAGCGACTCGAAAAAAGTGGGGGTCTAAATGGGGATCTTCCAAAGCAGGAGGAGGTGTGTTTTCATTCGGTCATTGCAGACGAAAATGGAGTGAAATGCACTAAATGCGGCAAGCAATTTGCAAATTCATCCAAAGATTCATGGCTGGGTGATTTTCAATATAGCCTTTTACTTTGCGAAGACTCTGGGGAATCCAGCGAGCTTTTAAACTGCCTCCGCTACCTCTGCGACGAGATCCAGAAGCTCAAGGACGCTAAAACCCGCCCTCGTGGGCTTGGGCCTTTTTAATATGAACAAAACATTCTTTGCTACTAGAGCCAAGCCCTGTCCGTTCTGCGGATACACCAAGATGGCCTACAACAAAACACCCGGCGGCAATACCACTTGGGTTGTCTGCTACAAGTGCGAGGCCAACGGCCCGTTTGGGGATAGCCCGCGCTCGGCTTTGATCCGCTGGAACCGACGGCGGTCTTCCGACCGCGACGAGATCCAGAAACTGAAGGAGGGCCGATGACTTACGATCTCGTCCCTTTAACCCTGGCTCAAAAGTATCTTCGGGATCTTTTGGGGGAGTTTCCGTTTGCCGATGATGGCGGCCGGTCGCTTTCGGTCCAGATCGCGGCCATGGTGAGCCGGTTTGCTTTCACCCTGCTGCCAAAGTCGGCTCAGATTCCTTATTTCTGCTGGAACGCCAATTCCAGCCGATCAGGCAAGTCTCTCCTAGTGAAGATCGTGGAAATCCCGGTGGCTGGGTATTGCGCCATGGAGGACCTACCTGAAGAGAAGGAGGAGGTCGCCAAGAAGCTCGACTCGGCCGTCCTAAGTGGAGCGTCGAGTCTGATATTCGACAATGTGAAGCATAAGATTGGGGGGAGTGCTTTGGAGCAGTTTGCCACCTCCTCGGTGCATGCCGGTCGTCGGATGGGTGGCAATAAGACGTTTCAAATTCGCAAACAGACGATGGTTTGCTTCACAAGCAATATGGCAGAGGTGAGCCCGGATATCGCGGGCCGCATGCTCTTCGTAGACCTCTTCAATACCGAGGCTGATCCGCAGGCCAGAAAGATCAAGCGCCCGATCGGGGATGAGTATCTGGAGAGGCCGGAGGTCCGTCAGGCGATTCTCTCAGCTCTCTGGTCGCTCGTTCATGCCTGGGATGAGGCTGGGCGTCCTGAAGGATCGGGTCGGCTGGTGGGCTTCGAGGACTGGAGCCGCGTGATCGGCGGGATCGTCGAGCATGCGGGCTTTGGGTCGCCTCTGCGGCGTCCAGATGTCGATGATTTCGGAGACCCAGAGGGGATCGACATGAAGACGCTGGTCGCCAAGATGGCCGAGGGGTATTTCCGTGATGCCATTGAATTCAAGACCCGCGAGGGGGTGACATTCGACGATCTGATCTGGATCTGTCGGAATGAGAACCTCTTCGAGGATGGAATCGCTGGCAAGGTGGACAAGGAGACCCGCGAGTTCGAGATCTATCCCAAGAGCCGGTCGCGGATGGGTAAGCTCTTTGCCGGGTACAATGGGAGGGTCTTTCGCTATGGCAGCGACCTCGGGACGGTGAAGTTCGAGAGGGTAGGGAACCGGAATGCCAGGTTGTATCGGGTGGCGTGATCAGGTAAAAACAATCCAAGGAGAAATTATGATTCCTATAAGTCAATATATCCAATTTGGATCCAAGATGAGGAGGTTTTTAGACGGCAATCCGGAACAGGTGCTGGAAATGCTTGGCATTGATCCTCAATGGGTTAAAGGAAAGCCTGAAAAAGTTGTTTTTCAAGCGATCATGCAACACATTTCAATGATTGATCTTCCCACCTCTCTCGCGGCGATACTGATGTCTATTTTTGGTAAGAATGGGCATTTGATTTTTCATGAATTCGCTTATGAACCTAAAGATCCACCGTTTATTGATGATCATGAAGATGATTGCGGAATCATACATGGATTTCATTGTGATTGCGGTGTTGAAGCTCTTCGCTACGTCAAATAAATAACATAAACATTAGATCCCGATCTCAGCCCATGCTGATATCGGGATTTTTTGTGCCTTGAGCGGATGCCGTTGGGCATCGTTCCCGCGCCCTTTTTTGATCAAACAAAAGTGCAGGTCAACGGCATGAAATTGGCGAGAAATTGACAAAGAGGGTGCGGGGATTGTGAGGGTGGTTGGGGTGATGGCGTTGAAGGTGCAGGTGACCGGCACCGGAGGTTGCGGTCTTTTTGCCCACCTGCCTTTGATTCATTACTCTTACATTCAATACTTTATAGGATAGAGAGTGCAGGTAGTGCAGGTCATTGGGGGAATTGATGCTGCTTTTTGAAATTTTTGAAAATCACATGGATTGTAGAGCCAGAGTGAAAAACGCATGCGACCTGCACTACCTGCACCTGGGCGATCCGGCGTGACGCAACAAACATGAGCACCCCGTGGAAAATTTGTTGCAAAGGAATCTATTTTATGGTGGCGCGTGGCGCCTTGCTTGGGTCTCCAACTGTAAAACGGAGTAAAGACGAAATTCTGTCAGCGCACCGCTATGACGCACGGGTTGCGCGATGTCGCTTCCGCTTGCGTTTTCTTTGACATCGCGCAAACGCACAATGAGACACGGAAGAGATCAGCACTTGCTAGTCAAGGCCTATGCCTCTTCCAAAAACATCTCGCTTCGGACCGCTCAACTCCACCGCCAAAGGAGAGATCCTTTGTTTTTGGAGTTCATGGCCCGGCAAGCCACCACCGCTGTCCGGTCGGCTGCCACCCCTGTTCGGACAATTTCCATTTCAGAAATTCCAAACGCAACGCCACCGGTCCAGGAAGACACCGGGGACGATCTGGAAAAGGCCCGCCGGATGGAGCGGGAGGCTTATCAGTTTTGGCAAAGCGTGGCCGCCACCTATGGGGAACTCTTGGCCTCCCGAGATCTCAACGCAACGCACTGGAGCCGTGCCGAGAAAGACGCCCAGGAGAGCTACCGCAAATCCAAACGTGCCCGTGAGACTGCCGAGATCGCGGCCGGTCGCCTTGTCCCCGCTTCCCAAATTGCCGATCTGCGTCGCCGGTTCATCCAGCCGATCCGATCCGTGCTGGCCAACATGCCTTCCGAGGTCGGCCCCCGTGCCAATAGTTTCGATCCGGCTTTTGGCATTCAGGCTTGCCAAGAATGGGTCCGCACCCGCTTCACCCCACAGCTCGAGGCGGCGGTGAAGGAGTTCTCCAAATACGACGGCGAACCGGAACCGGCATGAGCGTGGCCAGAAAAGATCAGCCGATTCCTTTCGGATGCGTTCCTTGTCCAGGCCTCAAAGGATTTCCCAAAGGGAAAATCCGCATCCGGATTCGGAATGACGATTTTGTCAGGATCTTCATCCGGAACCGTCGTCGATTCATTGCCACCGTTCCCGTGATCGAGGACGGGTTTTGGCATTACTGCCCCGAGCTGAATCAGGGAATCAATCTGAAATCATGACCGATCTCATCGGCGAGTTTTTGGGGGATCTCCATCTGCCGGAGCTTCCCGATCCGGTGGCGTGGTGCGAGGAGAACATCGAGTTCTCTCCCCGCGTCTCGCCAAACCAGCCCGGCCGCTTCTCTACCCTGCTGCGCCCCTACATGCGCGAACCGCTGAGTCAATTCCACCCTGAGAGCGGCTGCACCGACCTGACGCTTTGCTGGGGATCCCAGTGCGCCAAGACCACCGTCGCCATGATGGGTATGGCCTACAAGCTTGCCAATGACCCGAGCCCGACGCTGGTGGTCATGCCGACCGAGGCCCTCGGCCGATCCTGGTCACAGACCCGATGGATCCCGCTGATCGAGGACAATCCCGCCCTCTCCGCGCACATGCCGGAAAACAAAGACCTCATGAAAGCGCTGGAAATGCAATTCGCCCGCCAGACGACCACTGTGGTCGGGTCGAATAGTCCTGCAAATCTGGCGAGTCGCCCCGTCCAGACGCTCATTCTGGATGAATGCTGCAAATTTGCCCGTGCCTCCACGGATGAATCCAGCGCCATGAAGCTCGCCGAGCAGCGCACCAAGACCTTCTCCCGAGCCATCCGGGTAAAAATGTCCACCCCGACGATAGCCGAGCACGAGTTCTGGATGGACTTCATGGCGGGAGATCAACGCTACTTTCAGATTCCATGCCCTCAGTGTGGGGAGCGATTCACCTTTGAGCATACCCGCACGACGCTCGTCTGGGATGAGAGTGCCAAGGGAACCGACGGCGTCTGGGACAAGGAGAAAGTCCGCCAGTCTGCGCACTACCGCTGCCCCCACTGCGAGTTCCAGATCAGGGACCATCACAAGCCCTCCATGATGCTCCGGGGCGAATGGATCCCGCGCAACCCGACCGCCCCGGCTGGTCGCCGCTCGTATCATTTGAATTCCTTCTATTCCCCAGACGTGCAGTGCTCCTTTGGTAATCTCGCCGTGCGATTCCTAGAGTCCATCGATCTCTTCGGCCTGCAGGATTACAACAACGGCTGGATGGCGCTCCCGCACCAGGAGAGCACGGTGAATGTGAAGGAAGAGAAAATCCACGCCCTCCGGTCCAAGGACTACCGCCTCGGCCAGATCCCGACCTTCATGCTGGAAAAATTCGGCTTCCTCGTGCTCACGGCGGATCCGGGACAGGACCAGACCCACTGGTGCGTCTCGGCGGTGGCACGGGATGGGGAGATCGCGGTCATCGATTGCGGAACTGTCCTGGCACCCGAGGATCTGCTCCCGATCCTGAATGGGAAAACGTACAAAGGCACCGGAGGTGCCGATTGGCCCATCGGATTTGGGATCGTTGATTCCGGATGGCAGACCGACCGCCTCTATGATCTCTGCGTCCGCAGCCGTGGGAAGCTCTGGCCGTCGAAGGGATCCGTGGCATCCTTTGGTACCTGGAGCACCTCCCAAGTGAAGACGCACCGAGGCCTCGTCCTGCATACCTATG